TGACCTGGCCCTCAACCACCGCAGTGCGCGGGTGAATCGACTGCGCCAGCGAGTCCAGCGTATTGCGCCAGACCTCGGACTTGATCTCCTGAATGTCGTGCGTGATGTCAAACACGCTCATCGCCTCAACCGGCGAGGTGTGCGGCTCGGGATCAAACGGGAAATCGACGAAGGGAATGTAAGACGCCGGCAGGTTGCGCATCATCTTATAGCCAGAACCCATGCAGCAGATCTTGCGCAATTCGGGCAGGCCGTCGCCGTCATAGTCAACGCGCAGATACGCCTCGATGTACAGCAGGCGCCGCTGCATCGGGTTCATGGAATCATTGGACCCCATCGTGGTGGACAGCGGCTGGCGGGCCAGGTACTCGTCGTTTGTGTCCAGATCGGTCGAAGAGATGTTCGGCTCGATCTCGTCCATGTCGTAGCCCATCTCGAGCAGCTCGCCGACGGTGAGCATCTGGCGGTGGGCGATGATCCCGGCATCCTCAAACGAGCGGGCGCGCCGATCAATGATCAGCTCCTCGGGCGGCACGGCCATGATGCGAATGCGCCCGTCGCGTACAACGCGCTTGATCTGCACATCGTGGACCATCGGCACTGGCGGAGCCTCAACGCCGGCGGCAGCAGCCTGGGCCATGACCGCAGCGATCTGGTCCTGCGCAATCGACGGGTCCGGATACGACACAACAATCTTGACCTCGGCGTCCTCGGCCATCAGCATCTGCACCGTGGCGTCATCCAGGCCCGAGTAATCGTCAATCTTTACCTCGGCGGTCTCCTCCCACCAGCACTTTGCAATTCCGCACTTGCGGACCAGCGAATCCTTAAAAATCGCATAGGACTGCATGAAACCGTTGTTGTCCGAAGAAAACACATAATTCGCGTAGTCTGTGGCTTGCTGCGCCACAGCATCATCCTCGGGGCCGCGGGGAACAAATTCCACCACGTTCTCGGTAGAGAAAAACACGCGCATCAGCGACGGCAGCATGGCCGAAACCGTGTCGCGCACCTCCATCGAAACAACCTGCGAGCGGCCATCCTCCTCGTTTCCAAACGGGTCGCCGCGGTAGTACTCGGTGCCCTTGGCGCGAATAGGGGAGATGTCTGTGTCGATGTACGAGACGGCATCAGTTAGCTCGCCGTTAACAATCGACTCCAGCTCAGCGTCATCCATCGCCTCGGGGGCGGCGACGTCTACGGATATAGGCATATCGTTGGGGTTCATATTCTTACCATTTCACCTTGTTGGCCCAGTACGCGGCGCTCATCTTACCCTTGGCAATATTCTGAGCGTGCCGCGCCTTAAATGCTTCGTTTCGAGCGGTACCCTCGGGCGAGCCTTTAACGCCCTGCTGACCAAAGCGCACCAGCTTGACCTCGTCGCCCGATTTTGCCAGCACTGCGTGCGACTTGGTGGCATGGCCTGGCGTGCGCTTGGGCTTGTTATAGCCAGCAAAAACCTCATTACCGCGTTTTATAGTCATTGCTCAACCCCAAACCAAGAGTCGGCATAAGCCGGACGATTAGCACGAATCCACGGAACCGACGCCAGCGTTAACGCCTGGCCGTCCATCCCCGTCGACTGAGACCCCACATGATGCACATACGAGCGAGACAAAAAATGCTGAAAACCAACCGCAGACAGGTCGCGGCAATGCACATCGTCCGAGTACCAGTTCAACGGCGCAAATTTAGCCACCTCCCACGCCGAGCGTGATATGCAACCAAATATAGGCGAGATTACCTGCATCGGCAAAATGCACTCCTCCCACGGAAAGCGAAAGAAGTTCAGATCCTGATCAAACGGGTTGCTGCGAATGTTCTGCATCGGCCGCGCCGCATCGCAACGCGCACACACCCAGCCGATCGGCTCACCCACCTCCTCCTGCAGCGTCATCACGTCCTCGAGCAAATGCTCGTAGCTGGTCGGCGTAAGCACCACATCATCATTCGCCACCACGACGGCCGTATGCCCGTCAGCAAACGCGGCGTCGATCACCTCGTTGTAGTCGGCGCCGAAGTTACGCGCAGGGCCGCGCAGCTGCTTATAGACGTCGTATTTGCGGGCGTCCACCGGCGTGCGCAGATACACCTTCGCCGCGGGCGCGTACTCGCGGCAGCTTGCCAGCATCACCGGCAAGCACCGCCCGCTCACGCTGGCGACCACGATCGCCGGACTCACTTCTTCTTCGCGGTCTTGGCGGCCAGCTTAAAAGACTTCGCCGTCGGCGCGCCAGGCGTGCCAGGTTTACGCATCCGCTCGCCAGAGCCTTCCTTAATACGCTCACGCTTGGCCGCAATATTGGCATATAAGCCAGGTGGTTTAGCTTTCATCTTCGCCCTCCATAGCGGCATTCTTGCCACCAACATACTCGTCGCTGTCGTCGTACTCTTCGTCGTACTCTTCGCCCTCATCCTTGGCAACCCACGCACGGCAGGTGCGGCTCGAGGCGCACTTAAAGTCAAAGATCTCGCAGTACCCCAGATCGCCCGCCTCGATGGCCGACCACGGATCACCGCCGTCGCCCATGCCCTTGGCGATGCACTGCAGCATCTTCGGCTCTTGATCAAACGCGGCGCAATTGCCGCAGCGCGACATCTTGGCGTCGTTGGGGCTTACGTCCCACTCTTTCGCCATCTCACGCCAGAAACCCGTGTTCGGCAACGCCGGATTCTCCGGTCCATACATCGCGGCCTCAATAGCCTTGCCGCGATTCTTCAGATTAAGCGTCACATCCTGCGTCGCAGGCGGGCACGTCATGCCATCTTTACCTTGCATTTCGTCCATCATTTCCCCTTCGCCTTATTGGTCGCCATGCGCTGGCCGCGCATAGGCAGCTTGGCCTCGGACATCGCAATAGCAATCGCCTGCTTGGGGTTCTTCACCACCTTGCCGCTGCTGGTCAGCTTGCCCGACTTGTACTCGCCCATCACCTTGTCAATCTTCTTCTCGGACTTGGTCATCTTCATAACATCACCCCTATTTAAGCAACCCTCGGAATGTTACGACGCAGCGGCTGATTCCATTTACCCGAAACACTCGAGCCAAAGGCACCCGCCACAGCATCGCTCGCAAAAGTCAAACAAAACGCATCAGCGCGGTCAGGCGAGGCCAGGCCACGCTTCCTGATTTCATCCTTACCCTCAATCTGAATCTTACCGCTACTCGTAAACGAATACCTCACCGTCGCCAGCTCCGCCACCAGCAGCTCATCCTTTGGCAACCAGCAGTCCCGAGCCTCCAGCCACGCCTTGGCCTTGTGCCACAGCTCCGCCTTCAAATTCCTATACGTCGACCCCATCGCCGGCGACTCCGACACATTAATCCCACGCGCCGGCAGACGCAGCTCACGCAGCCGATCTACCACCCCAGCACCCAGGCCGATGCTATCGACCAGGATCTCACCAGGGCGCGCACTCGGCGCCAGCGCCTCATACTCCGCCACCACGGCACCCGTGAGCTGCATCAAGTCCAAATTCTTCCACGTCCTCACGGGTTCCAGCATCGCGTTACCCTGGCGCTTACACAACGCGCTCCTGTCACTACCAAACCGCGCCACGTCCAAACCCCACACAACAGGCGCGTGCGCGCTCGGGCTGACATCCCGGCGCATCGCCATCTCTAACAGCTCCATCGGGATGACTGTGTCGTCATCACTGCGGGGAAACTCACCAAGTACCCTGATCCGATACGCATTGCTCTCCTCGCCGTAACGCGACTTCATCTCCTGGACATAAGCCTCGCTCACCCGCGGCGAATCCTCGCAGTTCACCCTCATCGTCACCCAGTCACCCGCCAGGCGGTTGTGCGTGTCAAAGAAGAAACCGCTAGACCTCACCGGGTTACCCAGGAGCAACGTCACGGCCGAATGGCCCGACATGGAGCCGGCGGCGGCCTCGAACACCTGCTCCGGTATACCGCTGGCCTCGTCGGCCACCAGCATCACGTTATCGCTGTGGACGCCCTGTAGGGCCTCGGGCTGCTCGGCCCTTGATGTCCTCGCAGAAATAAACGCCTCGGTGTTGGCATCCTTAACCTCAATCCGATCCTGCTTGACCTCCAACTGGTCCGCCAGCATCGGCGGAAGCACCTTGACCCAGCGCTTGACCTC